AGCGGACAAAGTCTTTACAGCTCTTAAATACGTAAAACATAGGCATGCCAAACTGATCAAACGACAAACGGTAATGGAATTGCATGAGTCCTGCAAGCCGTGTGTGATCACCCTTATCAAAATAGACTCCACAAGCCTCAAACATGTCCTCAATGGACTCTCCAGTGTCGCTGCCCCAGATGGCCGGATCCGCGATACCTAGAATCTTGCGTCCCTTAAGGTTAGGATCCGTGCTCTCAATCTCCTTAATATGCCTTGCAATCTCCTGTACGGTAAGCTGTAAGCCCACATTAGGCTCTCCTGTGCAGCCATACCACTCACGTATGCGATATATCCGCGCGTCGTGATCTACTGCAAACCAGCCCACGGAAAACGGCTTGCTGTATCCGTGGTCGTATCCTCTATAGATCTTCCAATCCGGCGGAACGTCGAAATCATCGATTACATGCGTCCATAGACGGTCCTTATAGTGTGCCGGATCATTGCGCCACTCAATAAATACCTGGCCAATAAAGCTATCCCAGTCTCCCTCAAGCCATGCCTTACGCTTAGCCTCCGGCAATGCCTCCAGTGATCTTACATAATCCGGATCATTGGCCATAAGCACATCATTGTCATAAACGAGTGACTGAATAAAGCTATAATCCTCCGGATGCTCATTGGATTGATACTCACGTGTAACGAACAGTCTCTTAATGTATCCATGCGATTTGCCGCCCGGATTGCAGGTATAGTAGGTACGACGTGGGAAATTGGATGTACCTCGTACGCAGGCATTAAGATCCTTGATTTGTTGCTCCGTGAGCTGTGTCGCCTCGTCCAGAAATAAGACGTCAACCTCGGTGCCCTGGTATCTATCCGTGTCGTTATCCGTATTGCAGTAGCCAAACAGGATTGTGGATCCATTAGGAAAGGTCATGATCTTGTTGGAGTCGTTGTATTTGATTGGACAACCCTTAACACCGATGTGCAGTAGCTTTTTGAGCGGCCTTATGTGGTTGGCCTGAAGCTCTGGGTACGTCCTACGGATGATCATAATCTGTATTCCGGGCCATTTAACGGCTAGAGCAATAGCTTTTGCACGTATTGCCCATGATTTTCCGCCGCCCTAACTAACCTCTTGCACCTCCGAAGGCCACATGCCGGTGATGCTCTGTCAGAAACAGTTTTTGCTTTTTGTTAGGCTTGCCAAGTGCAATATTCAACTCATCACCCCCTTATATGAGAACGTCCATCCCTTAACATGCTTTCTTTTGCCTTTTAAAACGTCCGAAATATGTCTGGAATCTAATTCTCTTTCCGCTTCCGATACGCTTGCATATTCTTTCCGCATTCCTGTAGGACTTATACCTATTATTTCTTTTTTGCGTCTGTTGTTTTCAGCAATGCTCCCTGCAATTACGCTGTCCCACAACCCTGTTTTGATAGCATGTATCGCATTGTCTCTATTTGTGACCCATTCTAGGTTTGTGGCTGCATTGTTGACCTTATTACCATCAATATGATTTACTTGCGGATAATTATGCGGATTATCTACAAAAGCTTTCGCTACTTCTCTGTGTACCCTTATAGTGCGTTTAATTCCGTTGATGGTTACTCTAACCACGTGATATCCCTTTTTGTTTGATTGAGTTTTTAAAATTTTACCGTTTCTAAGCAAGGACTTTATCCTTCCAAGGCTGCTCACTAAGATTTTGCCATCAGTATTTTCAATTTTTTTCCATTCTTCCATGTCTTTCATCGTCTCCTTAAAAAGTGTGACAAGATCAATCTGCATAGTCGTCTGCTCCGTCGATCGTAATATGTATGCTGTGGTCAACTCCATCTCCAAGCTGATCCGGATGCTCACCGATCATCTTGAGCAGGAACTCTAGTGATGGCAGATTACCGCGGCTAGCATTACGTTTAAGGGCCTTAAGCATTACATCCTGCTCTGCCGGAGTAAGACCGTCTTTGAGGGCATCCTTAAACGATTTAAGAGCCTGTCTTTTGCGTGCTGATGCCAGTCCACCGGCCCTTCCTCGTGCGCGTGCCTCCTCGCTGGTAGGCGGCCTTAAATTAGCGCCTTTCCTACTGCTTTTTTCTGACATTTTTAACTGTTTCCTCCTTTTTTATCGTGGTTAAATCGAGCTACAAATACGATCTGTGTCGTAATCATTGGTCGATTTGGGCCCAGTCAATGCCGTATTTGTCGATGATCGGCCGGAATTCCTCAACATCATGCTGCTCAATGTAGAGATGGCCCGCCTCATCAATGCCTATGTGCATGAGCTCGTGTTCCATGAGGATCTCGCGTTGCTGGTCTGTCAACAGATCTGTAACGGCCTCATAAAAGACGATCACAAAGTCATACGGTGTCCATGGCTTATAGATTGCCTGGACCTTATAGCACTCTGCGTATGTAAGTTTTTTCCCTTTCTTTTTTTCCGCGTCCGAGTAGCAAAATCCCACACGGATGCGTTGATCGCGAATCCAGTGGAATTTGTCCCGGATGATTCTTTTCCCCAGTGCTCGAAGCTCTGCTGATTTACGGCATGATTCCATGTGTCTTGGTCCCTCCCATACGTCCATTTTTCCACATATCCCTCTGTGATCTGCACCGACCTATTTTAGGCGCAAAAAAAGAGCCAGGCTAAATGCCTGACTCTTAATTTGTTATGCTGTCTTTTTTAAGCTCCCGTAATAATCCTTAGAGGCTTCCCTGATCCATGCGTTTACCACGGTCCGGAACTCTGGATAGATAAAACCCAAAGTCTGCTCTAAATTTTCGAGTGCCTTATGCGTATCATCATCCTGGTAGATCAACCAAGTCGTGTATACGTCTTTAAAATATTCTCTACATTCTTCCAATGTTTTCATTGTATACCTCCGTCTGGAACGATGTAAGTAACTCCTTCCTCTGGCTCTGGCTCTAGGAGGGCAAGCCTTGCGTCTATCCGTATGGTTTCCAGGTCATACATCCACTCACTCATTTCTGCTAGCGTCATAGGACGCATTCTTGGAGTTGCCATGTCCTCATTCCAGTTGGCTATGGCCTCTTCCGGTGTATCGCAGTCACCGGCTGTATGGATTCCGCATTTGCTGCATTCGCACATGTAGTTTCCTTCAAATTGGCCATACATGGGCTTATATGTTCTTACATGTGCCGTGCTCCCGCACCACATGCACGGCAAGACTTTTTCTTTCTTCATTTTCAATCTCCTTCCGCCAATCCTCACGGACTGCTCTTTCCAGCAGCTCCAGCACGTACACTGGAGGACTGCTTTTCCCCGTATCCCAATCGTGGAATGTGGTATACGGGATCTTGTATCGCTCCGTAAACTGCCGGACATTAAGTCCGGACAGTTCTCTTATTTTCTTTATCTCCATTAGACCACGTCCTCGTAATCTCTCGTGCAGTCGTCAACCCTGTATGGGTGCTCATAATCAATGTTGCTCAGATCGCCATCATCATCTTCAGGAAGCTGGTAATAGCATTTGTATACTTTCCCACCAGCAACGAGGATCTGGTAAAACTCGTTAACATCAAAGCACTCGTCATTGCCGAACATTATTCCGGATATCGTGCTCCCATCTTCTGTTGTGACGGTCATTGTTGTGCCATAACCGTAGATTTCCTTAAATAAATCATTATATTTGTCCATAATCATTTCCTTTCCGGCCTCTGTTGGCCTCTCCTTTTTTGTTTGTGCCTTAACTATACTACGGATTTCGTATCTTGTCAACGGTATCCGTAGTTTTCCCTAAAAAATAGATGGGAGACTAATAGCCTCCCATCTTGCAATACGCTTGGTAATATGGACACGAATCAAAGCGATCACGGCAAAAAATGTCGAGATAGTCGCGGAGATCCTGCGATGTGTGCAGCCTAAGCATGTGGCTCACGTCAAATCCCAGATTAACGTCCGCTTGCAGGCACTCTATGCCGATAAATTGCCCCTTGCCGGTCCTTACTACATTGGAAAATATAGGGCACTTGATCTCTTTGTCGTCAAATTTGTATCCCATCAACTAGCTCCTATTATTAACCTCATACAGCATAATCTTGCCTTGATAATCTGCATAGGCTCTCTCCAGGTTGGCGCCTTTGCTGTGCTCCCAGTCGTTAAATAGATATATTGCATCCGCTCCATCCAGCATGGATAGACAGATCGGCATGTACGATCTATCAGCAAG